TTTTGGGGAGCCGGTCGGATCCTGAGCGAATGTCGGAGGCTAAATCTTCACCCCAAGGGCCTGCGCTCATAGCGGCTTTTTTCCACGCCGGTACCATGTATTTATTAGCGATGACCCGCGAGGATTGCCGCAACTCTTTACCGGCTTCCTTACCAAGCCTTCCAAGGTCACGTAACAGAGGGTTGAGGCCTTCAATGTAAACATCGAATTGTTTAGCCATTTTCCAACTCCTCTAATATCGTCACGACCTCGCGGCCCGTGAGCTTCTTCACTTCGTTTAGCGTCCAACCTGTGCGTAATGCGAGCCGGACAAGCAGCCTGCCGTGGCTCCCCTCTACAAAGGGTCTGCGTCATCCTTCACAAGTTCTACCTTGACACGGTTTTTCCGCGCCCAACTTTTCACGGTTTTCAAGTCCCCCGGCTCTTTGCCTTCGAGGTAGTAGTACGCAATTGTTAGCCTCATGCCCTGCTCGCTCGCTGGCCTGTTGCCTTGCAGATCCTCGTACATCATAAAGTCGACAGGTAGAGTGTCGACCTCGACTGTCTCGTGGTTGTCTGACTCAATTTTCAATTGTGGATACATGGCGTTCCCCTTTGCTCGTTGATTATGCGAATGTGACTGTGCCGGTGAATGATGCTGACACGGTTGCGACGTTGTCCGCTGGGTATGTCAGGTCGCACGACTCGATGAACATGGCTGCGCCTGTCCAACCTCCGACGGCTGAATCCACACCGACCGCGACCGATGTTCCCGCGGCGATTGCGGTTTGCAGTGCCGCATACATCCCAGAGGCCTCGTCGTACAGAAACTCTAGGCTCATGGTGCTGTTGAGGTCGACTTGATCAAACGCAACATCGCCTAGGGTTTTGGTGCGAATGATTGTCGGGGTTGTGTTGATTGTGCCCGAGGTTATTTGATCTTCGTATTGTGTTGCGCCAATGTCCACGGTGAACGCTGCGCCGGCTACTCCTACTGCTGCCATTTTCTTACTCCTTCATTCTTATTGAGAGGTTTATTTCTGTGCTCATTACTGTGCCTTGACCGCCTAGGCTTAGCAGCTGTGGCGCGTTCACTGCGTCCACCACGAACGTGCTCGGGATCTCCACTAGGAGAGTGTCGAGCGCGTCCTCAGTGGTCTTTGTGGCCGACTCGTTATTGCGCGGGTTCACGTTAACTAGGACGCGCCACCTCACTTCATAGTTCAGTGTTGACCCGATCCGGTTCGGCCTGATCCACGGTGAGTCCGGGACGATCACTACTGACGGTGTCGCTGGTACGGCTGGGACTGTGTCGTAAATCCTATATCCGTTCCCAGTTAATGCCGTCACGAGTAATTCCCGTGATTCCGTGGTGAGTGCCATTAGCCGACTACGCCCTTCATATCGAGATATGGGGCTAGCACGGCCATGACTCTACGAGTAAGCCACACCGACAACCGGTACGGCCCGGGCGTGAAGTCGACCGATACGGCTTCCCCGCCCGCGCTTGTGCGGGCTTGGAACATCTCGACGGCCACCGACATAGCGGCCTCTTTCACCGGTGCCGGTTCCGCCTCGAACGCTGCAGCTGTGATCAGGTAGCCGATTAGAATACAAGCGGCATCCGCAACTTGATCAAGCACGTCGTCGTAAGGGTCGACGTACTCGATGTCTAAGTTATCGGCGAGCTGTTCGCCGGTTACGAGTGCCATTCTGATCGGCTACCTTTTCTCACTATGCCTGGTCGTAGATTCCGACGATTCCACCGGACACGAACGGCAGTGCCGCCGCGTATCCGTATATGGAATAGTCGCGGCCTAGGTTCGCTGCAACGTCGTTCGTCATCAGGCGAGGGCCGTCTTCTGCCCAAGTGATAGCGGAACGGTTCGTAACAATGGCGGATTCGGTGTCATCGGTTGCGAACTCGCGAGCCAACACGATTGGCAGACCGGCAACGGTCAGGCTGAGCGTGCGAGCGTTGAAAGTACCCGCGACGTTATTGGGGCTGTAAGAGTCTGGCATAAATGATGTCCAGCCACCAATTTTCTTGAACACTGCCGAGCTGACGTACACAACCTCGGCTGGCTGGCCGGTTGCGGTTTCCACGTCGACCGCTGCAGCGAACACGGCTTCACGGAACGCGAGCCCTGTTGTGTCTGCACTGAAATCGTAGTCCACTCCGGCGGTGTCGTTTGCCCACAACGCGGCTTGGAATGCGTAATCGGTTTCGGTTCCGAATGCGCCCAACATGATGCGCTGGTGTGCGTCGACGTATGACGGGTCTGTGCGCTCGATAACTTGCTGTGTCAAGCGTGAGCCTGCCGCGTAAGTGACAAGGTTTGCAGTGCCCTTTTTGATGTCGATATCGACGGAATTAACTTCGTCATTTTCTGCTGCTTGCGCAGAGACAATAGAACTTAATGTCCCGTCAAAATAAGGCCACGCGATTGACATGCCTGACCCGACTGCGGACGTTGGCCCACCTAGCGCGGTGATAGTTGGGCGGCCACGATCGAGGACACCTTTAATATCGCGTAGCCAGATCGGGGGTACGAGTCCGGGTGCATCTGCGAGGCTCTGCACGTCAAGTGCACGGTTCTCTGTGTCGCCGGCGTATACGGCTTTGCAGTATTCACCGAATGACCGGAACTCGGCCAATGGGTGTTGGGCTTCGCTCACGAATGCGCGTGACTCGATGCTTTTCATTTCTTCCCGTAGCGTGGCTACGGCTTCCCGTGCTTCTTTATCGACCGACACAACATCGGTCGAGTCCATTGTGTCGGACATTTTTGCTCCTTCTTCTTCTCTAATACTGCTCACTCCAGCGGTGGAGTAGGCAGGGTATGGGGTAAGTGATACTTCTAGCAGATTCGCGGCTGTGTGTTGAATAGCGTCTTTGGCGCGATTCCAGGCGGACGTGACCGGGTTGAATCCGACCGAGAGACCTTTAATGGTGGAGGTTCGTGCGAGTACTGCCGCGTCACGTCCTAGGGCTGTGTCGACAATGTCGAAGTCAATATAAAGCCCGTCCTCGCGGTTTTCCGCGTTGGTGATGATTCCGACGGGCTCGCCGTGACGGTAGGCCAGTGGCTTTCCTATGACGTTTTCGGGGTCGAATGATCCTTCGGCGAATGACTCCCGGACACCACCTATCAGGGTTTCGGTGCCGTAGGGGACGGCCATGCCGTGACCTGTGCCCACGATGTCGCCTTGGCTGTCTTCGCGCTCTTGGAACACGACGGTGCTTTGGGTGTTGAGTTGTTTCATAATTACTCCCTGCTCATGCTGTAGACGCCTAATGTGGGTAGATCCAAAATCATTTTCGCTTCATCCTCGCTAATAACTCCCAGTGGTAATAGTTTCGTGATGAGGTCGGCGGTTTCCAGCGGGTTAGCGCGCAAGAATGATGTCGTGTCGAACTTGATCGTGTGGCCTCTAGGGGTTACGTCCGGCATGGAAAGCCGCTGCTCGATTAAGTGCATGACCGGGCGTAACGCTGTGTCGAGTAGCTGCCGGTACAGGTCAACCCTCGAGGAGTAGGTGAGACTTGATCCGGGGACACCGGCCCCCACCCAAACGGGGTCAAGGTTACAAAGTCTCGCTATTTGTGTGGCGGCTAGGTTCTTGCCCTCCACGAGCTGTACGTCCCGGGCACTAAACCCCATTACCTGCGCGTCAATAGTGTTATTCAGGTATGCAGTGCCGCGGTTCGCTCGGGCTTCTTCCCACGCGTCGAGCAGTAAATCGACTTGGGCGGCTGGGAGATCCGGGCCACTATTTTTCAATGCCACTGTGGGTATGGGTGTTTCGGAATACATAAGGGTGGCGGCTTCAAGGGCTGCGGCTGTGTTAATCGCTGTCGCGCCGTTCTTCAGCCACCCGCCTTCACCACCACCGTAATACTTAATAACGTCGCTTGTGGGGACGCGCTGACCGAGGTAGTAGAACGGATCGGCTGGTGGTTGCGCTGTGTCCTCGATGCCGGCGTAATAAGCCGGGGTGTCGGTTGTGTCTTCGACGCGCATCACTTTGATTTGTGACGGGAAGCCGTCCCACGTCCGTTCGGTGACTAGCCAATAGGCACGGTCATACATGAGCAAGTCAGTCAGGGTGCGTTGCATAACTGCTGAGTACGGCAGTGTCCGGGATGGTTGCGCGAGAAACGATCGTGCCGCTACGGGAGAGTCGTAAACGTACTCGCGGAGCGCGAACGCGCTAATGGTGTGCGTGTAGGTTTTTAGTGCGTTGACGAACGCGGGTACTTGCATCGCGTTGAGGCGTGTCGAACTGCCCTGCAGCTGGTTCGCGAGTAACGCGACTAGGCCGCTGGATTCACGAACGTGGGCGGTTGCAGGATCCGGAGAATCCATAGTCTGGGAAATAGACTCTTGGCCGCGCACGATCGCGAGGGCTCGGGGGAACGCCATACCACAACTTTAACCCACTACCACGACATTTCCCGTTCTTCTGGTATTTGCGTGGTTTAAGCGTGTCGGCGTGTCGGTCGTCGGCTTCGGATCGTTGCCACACTGCGGGGTGCTTTCGCGGCTTGCGATACGGCGAACATGACTGCCCGGGCCGCGTAGATTCCGTTTTGACCCATAGGAGCCGTAAGCACCCAGCCGCCTTGACGTTGGGATATTTTCGAGTTAGCAAAATGTTCCTGTAGCACTTGTGAACCGTCGTGGCGGAGCTGTTGCCGGCTAAATAAGTCTTGGAGGACTTGAGTCGCGCTTACCGCTTCACGCTGGCCCACAAGTGAATCGAACTTTTCCCGGAGCCGGTCGACGTACCCGGGGGTCACTTGCACGTAAACGCTGGGGTGCTCGGCACGGATTTTGCCTATCTGTTCGTCGACTTCCTTGATCGTCCGGTGAGTCGTGACTCGAATGATAATGTGCCCGTTATCGTCCGGTGCTGCTATCGCTACGGCGTGACCCATACCGTCGAAGTCAGTCTCCACCGCTACGCTCCACACACCATCTGTTGGTAGTTGCGCGTCGGGGTCTAGTGTGCCGTTCCACCATGAATCTCGAAGCCAATGGTCAGCGCGGATAACCCATTGGTTCAAGTATTCACGCCTCCAAGCTGCCTCCTCGATCCGGGCCCATTGTTGCCGTAAGAAGTTTTCCCGCTTGTCGTTCCACTCCGGGGAGCCCCACTTCCACGTCGAGACTAGGTCGGGATCGGCTTCGGCGGGTGCGCTCCACTCCATGAGCAGCACACTGCCCGGTTCTTCATCGTCGAGCCGGTCGAGGGCCCGCTGCCGGTACGCTTGCATAAGATCCGATTGCGAGTCGCCGGCTGTGGACACGAGGTAGATTTGTGGCTGTTCACGCTCCGCCATTGTGGGGGATAGTGCGTCGTCGACCACTTCACGCTTCACCTTCCACGCCTCATCTACGAACACCATCGACACGGAGTAGCCGACGCCTGCGGATTCGTTAGCGGCATGGACTAGCCACCTGTCCCCAGTTGGAAGCTCGATGCCGGCGGATTCGTTGCCCCACTTCACGGCCTTTTTGCCATACACCTCGGTCGCCCATAGCCCAGCGGGGCGCATGACTTCCATAGCGGTCGAGCGTCGGTTAGCAACATGCAAGATAGTCTGAGGCTCACCGAACAACTCTTGATGGTGCAACCTCCACATGCACACCGCCCTTGAAAGGAACGACTTACCGGATTGTCTCCCTACCGTGATAATGACCGCTGACCACACTAGCTGCCTGTTTTCGTCATATTCCAAAGCTCGATCGAGCGCGTACTTCTGCCACGCCCGTAATTCCATGCCAAACACTGTTGAAAGCCACTGTGCAGCCTCATCCCCGAAAGACCCCTGTACTGCGCTAGGCGGCTTTGTTTCTAATCTGGGCAACACGAACCCTAATTCGTGCGTTCGTGGCTCTGTGTGGCTGTATTTGGCGTTCTCGGCCTCCTTGGGGGGAAGAAGGCG